TTGCCAGACTATGTCTTGCTTTCTGTGCCATGCTCTTAGCTTTTTGACTTCTGTCATCGTCATGTCGCCTCGATTGTGGGCTGCTGTGCAACAGTGCGTGCCATCGTCGCTGCCGCCTCCGCCGCCGCCTCCGCCGCCTCCGCCGCCGCCTCCGCCTCCGCCTCCGCCACCACCGCCTCCGCCTCCAGTGGTGGTGGTAGTTGTTGTAGTTGTGGATGTAGTTGATGTGGTGTTCCGAGCATCTTCGCGCTCATCGACCAAATCATTAAGCTCTTCAGTCCACTCGCCTCCGCTGTCTTTTAATGCTTTGTTGATGTCTGCTTGAATTTCTGCTTCAGTTCGGCCACCGCCTCCACCTCCAGTGGTAGTGGATCCTCCGCCACCGCCGCCTGTTGTAGTGGAGCCACCGCCTCCACCACCTCCACCAGTTGTGATCGGGGCAAGATAATCGTCTGTGTTCGTTATTACATCGTTGATGAAATCATCATTGTCGTCTGGGGCGTATGTGACTCCATAATCATTGTCATCATTGTTTGAAGTCGTGGTGGTTGTAGTTGGTGTCGTGTCAATGTAATCAGCGAATCCTGGATCTACTTCGCCTTCGTCATAACCGAAAGTCACACCTGAAGGTTGCGTTCCTCCGTCATCTCCCGTCGTCAAGTCAAGCTCTGGTGTGTCAGTTTCAGGGACTGTGATTGAAGGCGCAACATAGTTATCTGGGTTCGCGATGACGTCGTCAATGAATGTTTCGTTGTCGTCTGGAGTCAGAGTCATGGTGCTGCCACCATCGTCATCATCGTCGCCGTAAAGAACATCTGCATAAGCAATAGCTGGGTCGGAACTCGCGACCTCATACTCACCACCCACGAATGTCGGGTCGTCATCATCCTCGGTGTAACCGAAGTTCATACTTGACAAGTCTGGGTCGGAAGAGGTCGGTAACTCTGGCGGCAACAATGATTCAATCTCTTCGTCGCTCATCGTTCCGTCATAGTCGTTGTTCAACAGCGGATCAATTAAGTTCAGAACCGCATTGGCTTCTACCTGCGAAGTAACATTGCCTGAACCGATGTTGTCGGTCAAGTTCAACAATGCATCAGTGTAATCATTAGCCAATACTGACGGTCCATCGTCTTCCTCTTCGTCAAGCAATCCATATTCAACAATGTTGCCAGCCTCGTCAACACCTGCCATGCCTGTGGTGGTTGATATTGTTGGGTCTGGTGGTATCACTGTGCCTTGGCCGAGTGGGTCGCCATACAGCTGATAGTTCTCCAACCCTGCAACAAAATCAGAAACGCCTGCTCCTGGAGAGGTGAATGGCGTAACTTCTGAAGATGCATCGTAATCAGGGGTGACGGGAGGCAAGTCTGCAGAAACAATCTGCCCAATGTCACTTGAAGGTAATGCTGAGCTTGTTGTTTCAATGCCGCCTACGTTGCTGTGTGGGTTGACGAATCCTGTTGGGCCAATGTATGGCTCGTCTCCGAACAACTCATTAGCAATCATTCCGAGCATGCCGCCAGACTCAATATAATTACCAACAGCGTCACCAATCATCTCAGGAATTGTTGTTGGTTCTGGGTCAGCGACTGAAGTCGTGTAACCTGCGGCTGTGGCCAATGCTGGGTCTACTTCGCCTATGCCGTAACCGATGTCAACAATTGATCCTTGAGGGTTCGCAAAGGTGTCGCCAGCCGAAAAAACATCTGTGCTGTAATCGCTGACATAGTCTGTGCCGCCCAGTGAGCTGCCCACAGGGAAGTCCGAAGCTGAATAAACACCATCGTCAAATTGATCTAGCGGGAAGTTTTGCGCCTCTGCGACTGCTTGGGTTGTGTCGCTGAAAGAATCTGGGCCAATGGTTCCAACGTATTGGTTAGTCAAATCTGAAACGAAACCACCCTCGTAATCAATGTCAGGGTTGAAAGCCTGCAGGTCTTGGCCAGACTCGTAAAGCATATCGCTCGGGTCGGAGGCTGCAATGATTACGTCTTGACCTTCTGGGCCACCGATGCCTGTGATTACGTCCGCAACATTCTCGTCATTGTAAAGATCAAGCAATGCATCTTCGTCGTAAACATCAACGAACCCATCACCGTCCGTGTCACCGATTATCGTGTCGTCAACAATCGTCGTGCCGTAATATGCTGCTGTGTCGTCTGAGTTTACAACGCCATCGCCGTTAATGTCGCCGACAACTCCTGTGTCAGTTCCTGTATCAGTTCCTGTTGTTGTGACTTGATTAACAGGAACAATGTCTTCAGTTCCGTAAATCGGCAAAGTACCATACATCCCGAAAGTCGATCCTGGGCTCCATCTGCGGCCATAAATAGGTGCTGCGCCACCGCCCAAACGACGTAAGGCAAAAGGATCTCCACGACCTAAACCTGTGAAGTAACCAGATTCATTGTCGTCCTCAAAAAGAGCTTGCTGAAATAAACTGCGTGGGGTTGGTGCTACTGCCATGCTAACCTCTCATCGGAAGATTCGGTGGGATGCCTTGCGCCATCATTATTTCTCTGTCGCTGATCGCACCACCGCCGATAGGTTGAGCTGGGGGTGCTGCTGGGACAGGAGGTCCAGCTGGGGCTGCAGGTTGGGCAGTTCCTGCCATGAATGAACTCAATGCGCCCATGGGTTGCTCATTACCGCCCATGCGACCACGCATCTCTTCAATTTTGCTTTGTAGGTAACTCATCATTGACTCTTGCGAGTTCGGATCGAGATCTTGAGTTGGTGCGCCACCTTGAGGAGTCATTTGAGGAGATGGGGGCAGCGCACCCATGCCTTGAGGCATTTGTTGACCGCTGAATGCTGCAGGGTTGACTGGAGCCATAGGCAGGACTTCTGCCGATGCCCTAGATATCATTTGGTCGATTGTTTCTGGCATCTTTCATCATCTCCATTTGTAACTTAGCAGCATTCTTTTCGCGTTCAATTTGCAAGTCTGCCTCCAACTTGGCGATCTTTGCTTGAAGTTCCGCGTTTGATTTTTGCTGATTGATGTCAAGCTGCTGCTGCGCTTTGGCTTGATCGATCTGAATGTCGGACTGTGCTTTGGCTTGATCGGCTGCAATCTCTGCTTGTGTGCGTTGTTGCAAGGCTTGTGCCTCGAGCTCTGCGAGTTGCTTGGCGTATTGAAGTGTGCCTTGTTGACCTTGGCCTTGTTGGCCCATTTGCTGAAGTGCACGGATTGGCGCCATCTGCGGAGCTTGCGCAACAACCTGAGCAGCACGCTGAGAAATAAGCATGTCCATTTGTGGGTCGATGTCGTCCAACTTGAACTTAGGATCACGCACATTGGGCAGATTCGGCAATGGCATGCCGATCGCACCTTCCATGCGCTGACGATACAACAATGCAACGTGTTCGGCCATGTGGGCAATCAGTATTGGTTGCATTGCCTTGGCTGCTGGGTTGCCAGCGAGCGATGGGTCTTGCATGAATTGCATGTGAACTGCGAGGTGTGCTTCGTGATCTTGCTCTGGGAAAGCCTTGATTGGCTTGCCATACATGACGCTCATGTTCTCGTCAATTGGATCAGTGCGTGGTGCTTCTTCTGGTTTCTTCAGAACTTCGTCAATGTTAGGTATGCGGATCGCCTCATACATACGCTTGTAGGCTTCATACAGATCATGGAGCTGAGGAGCTGCACGAGCCATCTCAAGGATTGCCTGAGCTTGTGCGATCCGCTGGGCAGTGCTGAAGATGTTCGGGTCACTGACGGGAATGATGTCAATGCGCTGATTAAAGTCTAATGCATAAACTGTCTCTGAAGCTCCCGCAACGGCGAACTGGAAAGACTCTGGAAGGTTCTCAGCGTTCAACTTAGCCAGCAGTTTAAATTCTTGTCCTTGTGCATAGTGTAGACGTTTATGAATCGCTGAGAATGATTTTGAACCTTGTTCGATCAACGCAACAGTTGATCCGACAGGTGCATTGGGATTGACATCGCCGACATTCAAGTCAGCAGTGCTTGCGAACCTTTGGCCAGCGCCAGTGATCAGCCCCAACAGTTGGAACAATGTGCTTGAAGGTTCTTTGAATGGGAGAGGCATGACTGCTTTGTTGACATCGTCAACTGTTGCGTCAAGGTCAACAAACTCTCCAGGATTGACTTCGATCTCACCGCCGCTGACTCTGCCTTTCAGCTTGAAGCCACCTTGCATGTTTGCGAAGGCTGCTGAGTCCAACAATGCGCGCAATGCGCCAGTGGCTGCTTTGCCCAGACCGCCGATCATGTGATATAGGCCGAAACCATAAAAACCAAGACCAGGAAGGAACTTATAACTGACGAACCAATCTCTGCGCTTGTGATCAGGATCACCATCTTCCCAGTTGCGTCTGATTGACACAATCTTTTCGGAATCGTAATCAAGCGTAATGACGTATGGCAATGCGACTAGGTTGTCGCTGTCCTCGTCCTCAATGCCGTCAACACCCTCAAACGCCTCGTAAACATGCATCTCTAACAAGGTCATGACCTCGTCTTGCGCATCTTCAGCATATGGGTTCACACCTTCAATGTCAAAGGTTGTGTCGCCTGATGGGTCAATGCCATCGCCTGAATAATCAGTCGGGCGATACCATCCCGCCTCAACATAACGATTGTAGTCGTTTTTGGGCATGCGGATGACATGGGTGTAGCGGATTGATGTGTGGATGTCGGTGCTTTCTGGCGCAACAACAAAGTCTTCAGCTTTGACGAACTTTGAGCATTGGCGATTGAGCGTTGAGTCCCACCATACCTTTTTGAATGTCTGGCCAACCAATGGTAAGTGGAACAGCATCTGATCAAGGTCAGGGAAATACTCAGGCATCTGCTCCATGATTTGGTAGTTCATGAAGTCTTTGACACGACGAGCTTGATCTTCTGTTTCTTCGTTGGGTTCGCCGACGATGACTGTTTTGACTGGGCCACCTGCGGGATACAACTCGGCGATGGCTCGCGCGTTGAACTGAGTAGCTGCCTCGGCGATCATTGGGTGAACAACTGTGCTGAGGCCACGTGATGCGCGTTCTTCTTCAGACTCCTCAAGTCCACCTTCAGGGTCAAGCGTCTTCAAGCCTTTTTTGTAACG